CGCAGGCTCCGGTTCGGTTGGCTCATCCACAGCCATCCCGGTCCTTACGACAAACGCCAAGGGCCTGGTTACAGCGCAGACGACCGCTGCGGTTGTGGCTCCGGCCGGGACGCTGACAGGCACGCTCGCCACAGCAGCCTTCCCGGCGCTCACCGGCGACGTGACCACGACAGCCGGCGCGCTCGCCACGACGATCGCAGCTAACGCCGTGACCAATGCCAAGTCCGCGCAGATGGCCGCGCTGACTCTGAAGGGCAACGCCACGGGGTCGACGGCGAACGCCGCTGACCTGACCGGTGCACAGGCCGCGGCGATCCTCCCCTATCAAGTCTCGGTCAAACAATATGGGGCGCTTGGAAACTCTAACGGTACGACTGGCAATGGCAACGATGACACGTCAGCGATAAATGCGGCCATTGCGGCGTCTACATCCGTCTATTTCCCCTGCGGCATTTACCGCGTCACTGCCACGATCGGCGCGTCGGTGGTCCAGGCGATGCACCGCCTTTGGGGTGAAGGGTCCTGCTCTAAAATTTACAACGACATCGCGGGCAACACTTCGACCACGATGCTTTTAACATCATCGAGCGGGTGTTATGTCTGCGTCCGGGTGGAGGGGTTGAATTTCATCCCGCCGACCAATCCGACGGGGACGGTGGCAATTTCGCAGTCTGGTATGTTCAATTCGATCCTCAAGGGGAATTATTTTTATGGTTACTACCACCCGATCTATCTGACGCTCTCATATGCGCCGGACATCGAGGAGAACTACGCCAACAACTTACTCGGCTCGCTCATCGCAACGTCAGGGGACGTGTCGTTGAATAACGCCAAGATATGGAACAACGGCGTGTTCAACAGCGGCGCGACCAATTCTGAATATGTATTGACCCTTAACTGTGGTGGCGCTCTTCACGCTAACCTTTCCGTAATCGGAAACGATCTAGAACTCAGCTACGGCGGCGTGAACTTCGTCGGGTGCAACTCCGTTGACTTCTCGGATAACTACGTAGAGAACATGACCAACGGCAACTGGCTGTTCTCGGGATCGGCGAACGCGTCCTACACCGTAAACAATAACTGGTTCGGGACGGCCGGGGCCGTGACGTTAGGCCCTGTGCATAATCTAAGCTACAATAACAACACGCAATATGCGTCATATATCTCTTGGGCTTCCACCGCGCTTGGCGTTGACATTGGCCCGTCGAACCAGTTCCTCTCGGGCGCCGGCATCGGCGCGTTGCCGACGCCTACGGTTTCCAGTTGCGGCACCAGCCCCTCCATGCTGGGCGGGAGCACGAGGGACCGGGGGCAGCTCTTTGAGGGGACGGGGTCTACAACGTCCTGTACGGTAGCGTTTGAGCTGGCCTTCGCGCAAATCCCGATATGCGTCGTGACACCAAACACTGTGACCGGGATAACCCTGACCTCCGTCAGCACAACGGGGTTTGTGATCTCGAACACAGCAAGTAGCGGCGGATCGTTCTTCTACACATGCAGGACAACACACTGATGAAAACGTCGACGTATGGCCTGGCCGTCCTGGAGGCCCGCGAAGGGCGAGCCATGAACTTTTTCGCCCTTCTCAAGACGGTCGCGCCCTCGGGAAACCTTGTCAACGTGCAATCGAACTTCTACGCCGCCAACACGTCGAACGTGATCAACTCTGGAACCGCGAATGTCGTTGGCGGGGGCTCCCCGTGACGATTAACCGCGTACGTGACGCAATTGGTGGAGGCCCTGCATGAGCACGCCCGCAACAAACCCACTGACCTACAACAGCTATGTCACCGCTGTAGGTACAATGGCGGTCATCGCCAGCCCCGCGACCGACCCGAACCTGACGGCGCTCATGCCGCAGATGCTCAACTATGCCGAATTGCGCATCCAGCGCGATCTCGATCTGCTGCCGCTGCAGACCGATAATTCCGGCTACTCGCTCACTGCTGGCAACAATGTCCTGTCGCTATCGGTCAATGATTTTGTGACCGTGCAGAACATCGCTGTGCTCAGCGGCACGCAACGCACGACGCTGACACCGGTCACCAAGGAATATCTGCAGGCGGTCTTCGACGACTCGACGTTTGTCGCGACCCCTCAGTATTTCGCACCCTACGGCGGTGACGCGTCGACCGGTGGCGACACGTCGCTCAACTTCCTTGTTGGCCCCGCGCCCGATCAGAGTTACCAATTGCTGGTCACAGGCACAACGCGGGCGCCGAGCTTGTTCAAATACGCAAACACGGTCCTGGCGCCTACGGCCACGACTTTCATTAGCGCATTCCTGCCCGACCTACTGCTTATGGCGTCGATGGTGTTCATTTCAGCTTACCAACGTAACTTCTCGGCCAGCGCGGACGACCCAAACATGGCCATAAACTATGAGAAAACCTATCAAACTCTTCTCAAGGGCGCCATGGGTGAAGAACTGCGGAAACGGTTCAGGGCGTCGGCTTGGTCATCTGAAGCGCCGTCCCCCGCTGCTACGTCGGTGAGGGCGTAATGGCACACTCCACGCTGAAACTCCGCGCGGGCGTTGATACAAACGAGACGCCTGTCCTTAACGAGGCCGGAGTGTCGGCGTGCCAGCTCATCCGGTATAAGTCCAGCCGCCTCGGTCTGGGCCTTATAGAAAAGCTCGGGGGCTGGTCGAAGTTCTACCCCACGCAGTTGCCCTCGGTCATCCGTTCGCTGCATGCATGGGAAGACCTCGACGGGGACGCGTGGGTAGCCGCTGGCATGGAGACTGATGTTACAGGCTCCGGTTATCTCGGCGTCATGGTCGGGACTCAGGGGTCCAACGGCATTATGACTGGCTCCGGACTCAATCTGATCACGCCCAGCTTCAACGCCACGAACCCGGCCCCCGGCGTCGCGGCGACCGCTGGCAGCCCCATCATCACAGTGACCGACAGCGGGCTTACCACCATAAGCACTTTTGATTCAGTTTACTTTGTCACGCCGGTATCAGTCGGCGGCGTGATCCTCTTTGGCCTCTACCCAGTCTATGCTGTGCTCACGTCGACCAGCTATCAAGTCGTCGCAACAAACGTGCTCCAGCAGCCGCTGCCCGCTACGTCGAACGATAGCCCCGGAACGCTCCCTGCGTTCACGACCGTAGCCAACAACCCGACTGTCGCGGTCCTGTTCGCCAACCACGGCGAGAGCGTCGGCAGCACTTTCACGATTCTGCTGCCCCAGACCGTTGGCGGCATCGTTCTCTACGGCGATTACGTCGTTACGTCTGTCATCGACGCCAATAATTTCACGTTCCTGGCCGCCAGCAGCGCGGTGTCCAGCGCCACCGTGACGATGAACGGCGACTTGATGAACTTGATTTATAACCTTGGCGGCGCGGTGGGCTACGCCCCCACCGGCTACGGTGAAGGCGGCTACGGCGAAGGTGGCTATGGTGTCGGCGGCGGCGCCCCGGTCATTGGCGGCACGACATGCAACGCGTCGGATTGGTCTCTCGGCAACTGGGGCTCTACGCTCTTGGCATGTCCCGAAAGCGCGGTCGTTGAGGGCGTCAACATGTCGGGCATTTATGAGTGGCAGCCCGACACCAGTTCAAACATTGCGGCGATCATTCCGCAGGCGCCTCCCGTTAACGATGGGTTCTTCGTTGCGATGCCGCAGCGCCAGATTGTTGCGTGGGGGTCAACTTTCACGGGCATACAAGACAAGCTGCTGGTGCGCTGGTGTGATATCGAGAATTACAACGCGTGGGTTGCTACGGTCACTAATCAGGCTGGCTCGTACCGCATTCCTACCGGCTCGCGTCTCGTTGGCGGCATCCAGGGGCCGCAGCAAGGACTGCTCTGGACCGATATCGGCATTTGGTCAATGCAGTATATCGGCCAGCCCTACGTCTACAGCTTCAACGAAATCGGCACCGGCTGCGGCCTGATCGCCCGCAAGGCGGCTGCGTCCTTGAACGGCGTTGTCTTCTGGATGGGGCCTGACCAGTTTTACCGGCTCGACGCGAACGGCGTGAACCCGATCAACTGCCCGGTGTGGGACGTTGTGTTTCAGAATCTTAACCTCATTCACCTTGACAGCATCCGCGTTGCGGTCAATTCGCTGTTCAACGAAATTTCGTGGTTTTACCCGTCAACAAGCAGTTCCGGCTACAACGATTCATACGTGAAATACAATATCGTTCTCGACGCGTGGGACTTCGGGCTTCTTGACCGCTCCGCATGGATCAACCAAAGCGTGGTCGGGCCGCCACTGGGCGCAGCCGCCAGCACGCTCTATCTTTACCAGCATGAGATTTCGCCTGATGCTGATGGGCAAGCGCTCATCTCAAATTTCACGACTGGCTTTTTCTCACTCTCAGACGCGGACGTGAAAATCTTCATCGATGAAGTTTGGCCCGATATGAAATGGGGAACCTATTCCGGCCCGCAAAACGCAACGGTCAACCTAACTTTCGGCGTGGCCGACTTTCCGGGGCAGACGCCAACCAACATTGGGCCGTTCCCTTTCACGGGCGCCAGCACGTACATATCGCCGCGATTGCGCGGGCGGCTGTTGCAGCTTACAATAGGAAGCTCTGACATCGGTTCATTCTGGCGCCTGGGTGGCATGCGCTACCGAGGCGCTCCTGACGGAAGATACTGATGACCGCTTCGCTCACCGACATCCTGACGGCAACGAAAAATATCGTGACGGCGCTCAACGGGGCCGCGCAGCAAACGCTGCTGATCGCGGGCAACCAGGTTGCTACCGGCGTCACCGCGGCGACCCTCGTAGCGACCGGACAGGGGCGCGTGGCGACGGTTAGCGTAATCGTGGCCGGCGTGGCGGGAAAGCTGTATGATGCCTCGCTTGCCACGGCCACGACGAACCCGCTGGCGGTCATGCCGGCGACCGTTGGCGTCTTTGTCGTCAATTTGCCGTTCAATAACGGGCTCGTGATCGCGCCGGGCGCGGGCCAGACTGTTACCGTCAGCTTCTCGGGTTAAGGATCGAGCAATGCCACTGGCCAAAGGCAAAAGCAAAGCGATAATTAGCGAGAACATCTCTGAGATGGTTCGCGCGGGGCATCCGCAAGACCAGGCGATCGCCGCCGCGCTCAACACGGCTCGAAAGACACGCGCCCCCGGCGGCGGCTTCCCTAACCCTCCCGGCCAGCAGATCGAGGGCATCACACCACCGAGCGGTAAGCTCGGCGGAAATACCGAAAAGATACACACTGGGCCAATTCACAGTGCGGTTGCCGGGCGAACCGATCACCTGCCGGTTCACGTACCGTCAGGCAGCTACGTCATACCTGCGGACGTAATTTCCGGGATGGGCGAGGGCAACACAAATGCGGGCTTTAAGGTCATGCGCCGTGTCTTTGGCGGCGTTCCGTACGGCGCCGGGAAAGCTCCCTACGGCCATAAAGGCGGCCCCTACGGCGGCGGTTCCGCGCCTTACAACCAAGCAGGCGGCCCTTACGGCGAACCGTTACCGGGCCATGCGCATGGCGGCAGCACCGGAAATGACGTAAAGGTCGTGGTCGCGGGTGGCGAATACACGCTCACCCCAGAAGAAGTCATAAAAGCTGGCGACGGCGACATGGAACGCGGCCACCGAGTTCTCGACGACTTCGTGAAACAGATGCGCGCCAAGACAATCAAGACAATGCAGAATTTGCCGGGGCCGAAGCGGGGGTCTGAATGACTGAAATTAAAGTTCGCTACGGCACGCCAGACGATGT